TCTGACAAGAACCGCCAATATGGCAACTCAATAGGACTTTCCAACGGATCATACTGTATAATATTTATACAATAACTACACACATGAGTTGCAACTGACCCTCTTCCATCACCAACAATTGAACCTGCTTCCCAGATAAGGTCAATAACCTTTTGAACCGTTAAGAAATACGTGGACAATCTCTGTCCTTGCATTTCACTAATTTTCCAAATCTGTTCAAGCTCCAAATCAATTCTTTTCAAATGAGGTTCATCATAAATTTTCTTTTCTAATGCTCCTTGAAGAATAAGACTTATATAATATCTATCTTCCTCATAATCACTTTCAATAAACTTATTGATGTACTCATAACCTGGAATTTCTTCGGGTTCAATTTTAACTTTGCCCCAATCAATTGGTACTTTCGGGATAATCTGAGTTCGTGTTAAATTATAACCTTCGATTTTATCATATATCTCTAAGGTGTTACGAAAATATTGTTCGATTTTCTCTTGCGGGATATAATCCATTCGAGAAACAATCTCTTCGCAATCCATTATATAAGTTGATTCATAAAACGTATCAACTTCTCGTTCACTTTCATTTGAAGTTAAAAATGCTTTATGAATAGGGCGGTCTTTCTTTGTAGGATAATGAGCATCGGTTGTAATAATTACTTTAAAACCGTTCTTTTCCGCAAAATCAACAGCCAACTTATTAAATTTTATTTGATCGGGTTGAGTACCTGGTTGTAATTCGATATAAAAATCATCTCCAAAATATTCTTTACACCACAAACAAAAATTTAGTGCCTTTCCTTCTTCGCCCTTAAGAAGTAATTTTGGAAAATAACCACCAATACACGCTGTCGATGCAATTAAATGACCTTTACTATTACCTACAAATTTCTCAATATCGGAATAATATGTTGGAACTCGCTCAATAAATTGTCTAAATGACCTTTGCCATGCGGTTGAGGACAGTTGCCGCAACAAATGATGGCCTTCATTATCTTTTGCAATCAAAATGAAATGCCAAAAACCATCTTCACCTTTAACATAATTCTTTGCATTTAATCCGTCGCGGCAAAGGTAAATTTCATTTCCTAAAATCGCCTTAAAATCTTCAGGAATTTTACCCTCTTTTTTATACTTTTCAGCCAACTTCAGCCATTTTAAATGACCACCCAAACTTTCATGGTCAGTCAAAGCAACTCCTTTTATCCCCTTTTCAACAGAGGTTAAAAGAAGTCGCTCTAATGAGTTGGTTGAATCCAGGCCGCGCAGATTACTATAATCAGAATGGTTATGTAACGCGCAATATACCATATATTATTCCCCTTTTCATTTACTATAAATATTATACCACACTTTTTTGCTTTTGTCAATTAAAAATCGTATTTGTTGTTGCGAATATCGTAATCTTCAATAATAAATTGGTAATTGCGATAACCGTTGTATTCATTAATTTGTACTCGCCCTACCAAGTTCAATTCTGAACTTGAATTATGACTTACTTCGGCCGCGAAGTCTGCGTCTTTAAATTTCACAATGGCGATATTATTTAATACTATTTTAGTTGAATCCTTTTGCGCGCCCATGAGGGTAACATCATCATTGGTAATAGAAATATTGGTAAGCGCGATATACGGTTCTTCGACTTGAGAACTCCAAACATCCTCTAATTTTGCCAATTCCTCAGCCAAAACGGGAATGTCATTCAATCTGTTTTGTGAAAAAACATAGTCTACAAGATATGTATTTTCATTTAACTGGACATCTTTTAGTTTTTCTTTTGAATATTCTAAAAATGGAGTTATGTTTTCTGTAGGAATTGTAAAACCGGCGGCGTTACCATGTCCCGCGAGCATAGTGAAGTAGCCTGATTCCTCTAAAAAGTCTTTTAAACTTTCAATAGGACTATGGGCAGTATTTCTGATACTACCTCTCACTTCGCCTTCTTCGGCGCCACGGCCAATTAAGGTTGGTTTACCATAGGCCGCGCAAATTTTCATAGCAACTAGACCTGTTAGCTCTTGCGGGATTTGCCGCGCTTCTTTTTCGTCAAGAGAAACAAGAATTACAGGGTAACCATCCAACTGTTCATCTGTAATTTTTTGGATTATGACCTTTTCTCCAACGTCAAGTATTTTATTTTGCCGATTGCGGCAATTACTTGCAACTCGGGCCGCCTTTTCACCTGTAATTTCTGTGTCACCAGGTTTATGCCCTCTCTTGGTAGAGGGTTCAACGTTATTACCATCAATAAAGGCACGGAAGATGAGTTCTTTTTCTTCCATGGTGCCCGCACGCACTACAGCATTGATAAGTGGCGCGATATACCAAGCAATTGAGGTTGGATTGACTTTGCCTTTCATTGAAAACGCTTGATGCTTAATGAAATAATACAATCCATAATTTTGAATATCATTAAAACCTTTATGCCAAATGGCTTGGTTTTCTATTGACAAACCGCTCATTACATCGGCACAGATACCAAGTGCGGCTAAATCTAAAAATCTATCTGCGGCACCAGGGGTGCTATAAAAGTCGTCAAGTATTCGGCAACATTGGTAAGCCATGCCCGCACCCGATAAGGCTTTATTGCGGTATTTAGGTGATGCCTGGTTGTTTGACAAAAAGCAATTTTTAGGGAAATAAGCATTAGCCGCGATTTCGTGGTGGTCAAGTACAATAACTGGGATTTGGAGCTGCTCAATAAAATGTCCGTCCTGGCTACCTGCATCGGGCACTATAATTAAATCGTAATTCTTTTGTGCCATCAGTTCCCACATATCTTCAAGGCCATGCTGTTTGCCTTCATGGAGATAATGGTCGATTTGAATTGAAGGATTGCGCTCTTTAATGTAATTAATTAAAATTGCGGAAGAAGTGAAACCGTCAACGTCACAGTCAACTAGTATCGCCATTTTGGCATTACCATTAATACCAAGATAAAGCCACTTGGCGCATTCTTCCATTCCATCTAGGTCGTAGGGTGATTGTATATTATCATACGAAAAAGAGAGGAAGGAGTTAATATCTTCTACTCCTCTGGCCTTTAAAATAGCCTCCGTATAATTATAACAATCCTTTATCAAAGGGTTTACTTTATATTTCAACTTATTACCACTCTCTTTCTCATAAGATGTTCAAAAATTTCGCGGCCATAGTCTACCGGTGCCGCTTTATATTCTAGTATGTGTTGGAAATCATATATAAAAGAGAAATTAAAATAGTTTTGATATGAGCGGCATGTATCAAATAGTTGATAGAAGTATTTTGATTGTTCATCTTCATTCATGCGGTCATAACATATTACTATATTACGAACTCCCAAAGATTGCAGCAAACTTAATTGTATTTTGTTTATTTTGTTGCCGCAAGTGGCAACTGCGAGACTTTCATTCCCATACCAACCGTCGCACAGGATAACACTTTTTTCTCCTTCAAAAAGCCATGCAGTTTTAGTTTCTTCTATTGCCGCACGATTATAGTATAATCCATATAAATTACAACTCAAAGGATGAGAATATATTTTCCCCTCTATGCGGGCAGGCATATATTTACCTAATTCAATATCCTCTGGCCGCAAGTTACGAACTCTAATACCAACTAAGACTCCATTAATATCCAAATGAGGGATAATAATTTGCTCTTTGGCTATAGAATAACGGATTAAATATTTATCCATTGATTGCGGCTGGAGTCCATCTCTTAACCATTCTATTGGTTTATAAGTAGAAAAGCAATTCAATACCTTAGGGTCATATTCAGGTAACTCTATTTCAGTTTTATTCTTTTTATACTTTTCTAGTATTGATGTATAACATTGATCGGCATCTGTAAGGAATACATTTACTTTAGAATTGTTTTGTATGATAGAAATGACATTATAAAAATCGTCATTCAAACCCCTATTATGCAAAATCTTTTTTACAAGTTCATAAATATCAAAAGACGACTGACATTCTGTATAACAATGGAAAAGTTTTGTATTATCGTAATAATACAATTTCATACTTGCTTCTTCAATAGAAGTATTATGACAAATGGTAGGGAAAATTAAAATGTCACCTTTTTCTTCAAAAGGAATAGGTTTAAAGAAGGCTTGGAGTATATTAACAATATCTTGTGTATCTAGTTCATTTTTAATCTTATCTAAATCCATTTTTAAAATTCCCTATTATTACTTTGCACTTCAATACATCCATCCACAAACGGTGTAAAATCCGTAATTGGATTATAATATCCATCTGTGATGAACAAATCTTTAATTCTACAAGTACCTAAATCTACTATACTCCAAATTTTAACATTTTTATATGCACCTCGCCGCACTTTGTAAACATCTGTTACATAGTTCGGCATTGGATAACCTTTTTCTCTACTTACACTTTCAATAATTGCCCGCTCTTCGGGATTTATCCAAAGTGAAATTACACCAATATCGGCCTTATCCGCGATTCCTTTTGAATTTCGTAAGAATCTTTGATCTCTTATGCCTTTCTTTTGGTCTACTTCACCACTTAACTGAGTAGAACTCATAATAAAAATATTAAGTTCCGCGGCCAAGTCCTTTAATGCGGTTGAGAGTAACGTTAATACTACATCCTCTCGAATCCCTGCGCCTTTAAATTCATTAAAAAGACTTGGACTTGAAAAGATATAGTCATAAAATACATTTTCTACTTTATTTACAAAAACTTGCTGCCTTACACAAGCTTCAATAGAAGTAATAGATGGGTCTGCTATTTGCTTTAAAATTAACATTCCCTTATTACGTTCTATTATTTTAATTGCTCTGTCTACTCGCTTTTCTTCTTCTGCCGTATACTTGTTTTCAAGTATAATAGCTTCATTAACTCCGCTAACCCATGATAATACCATAGTTTGGATTTCATCGACAGTTAACTCCGTAGTAATGAATAATGTGGGTTCGCAATTAGTTTTTGTTTCCCACATATGAGTTTCGATATTGTATCGTTCCGGAATGGCAAGATTACACGCGTCGCCTACTGCTAAACGAGTTTTACCATTTCCACTTAAACTACTCCGAATATAATATTTACCTTTTCTTGCTCCTCTTGTTACCGCGTACAGAGCATTGCCTTGTAATGCGTTACCAATATCAGGAGCTAATTGAAGCGATTCTTTTAACTCTTGTAATCCATCTGCCGCGGATATTGCATCTTTACTTGCCGCGGTTTGATATTTATTTTCTATATTTAATAAACTACCTTTAAAGAAGTCGAAAATATCCTGTACTGACATTTCCTCAAATCTTTGCTGTATCTCATGGTAGTTTTTTAATGTTATATCTTCTGTATATACTTGCGATACATCAAAACCTTTTCTTTTCAATGCGCGCAAAGCACTAAATTTCTTTACGATACCATAATAATAATCAAAATTCTCTAAATCATGAATTTCAACACAATCTTGGAGATAATCAATTCCATGATTTTCTTCAAAGTTGGCTTTAATTTCTTTATTTACATTAAGTGCGTTGTCAATGTCTATAACATCAATCTTTTTCGCACCATTTTGATTCATATTATAGATAACTGTAAATATATTTTTGGTAAACTTATCTACAAAATCATCTTTTTCGAGGTGATACTTGTCTATTGTTCGTAAGATACGAGGATCTTCCATCAAGCAACCAAAAACGTGCATCACGGCATTTGGATCGACCAAATTTGCCATATAAAGTACCTTCCTCACTCAAAATCTAAAGTTTCTATTTTCTTTTCTCTCTTTTGAATTTTTTGCACTTTTGTTGATTGCATATCATCAATAGCAGTAATATCCGCCCTCTGCTTATCTAGATAGGCTTGATATTCCTGTGCCTCTTTATAAATGTAAGGCACAATTCCTATTCCCTTATTTGCTTCTGTTATTGGATTGCCTTTAACTACAAACCAATATCTTACTGCATTGATAACTCCTCTTATTGTATACCCTTGTTTTAAATAATTTTTTAACTGACTATCTACTTTTCTATAATCATAATTTCCGTAATCGTGGAATACCTCTGTAATTACATTCCAAAAATCATCTGTATCAATTTGGTCATTTGTTCTATTCTCAAAACATTTTCTGTGTGCATAGCGGCGATTCTTAACTTGTACATAGTCTTCTTTTGACCTGTCAAAAGTTTCTCCGCAATAATAACATTTCAACAATTGCTGCATGTATTACCACTTTCTCCCGAAGGCTTTACTAATATTATTATACCACACTTTTTTGAAAATGTCAAGAAAAGGCGGGCATAGGCCCGCCTTTGTATAGGTTCTTATTTTAAAGAGATGCTAAAAGGTCTTTCAAATCGAGAATTGCAAGCTCTAGCATACCTTGCTGACTCTTTTTGGTAGACGAAAGTTTAACTCTGCTTCCAAACTGGTCTTCAATAATCTGATTCATTTTTTCAAATGTTTCATCAGAGTCATCTTTATCAAGGATTTTAGTCCACAGGTCTTTTGCTTCATCCATCGCCTCTTCAAAAGAGCGAGTTTTAGGAGTATTGTCTAAATCTACCCTTTCATCAACAATAAGACCACCTGCCGCATCGCCTTCCTGCTCAATGGCACTTGCCAAAGCTTCAACAAAGGCATCATAATCAAGCGGCACTCTATCAGGCATGTATTTAAATCTACTGCCTGCGACCATTTTAGGTGTAGAACGGAGCTGTAAGAAGCGTTCTCCGCTTTCCTCATCCGTGTCAATGCACGCGATAACGTCCACCATGCCATTTAGGATGCGATAAGGACGTTTATCAAGCATGGGCGCAATGTAAGTCTGTGTGTCGTCATTACTTCCAAAAGGAACTTTCTCTTCTGCGTGAGCAAGAAAGACAAGGCCGTAGCCCAGCATGGAGATTTCTCTCCACATTTTCTCAAACTCTTTCGCGCACGCCTTTGTTCCTTTGCCCCAGGCAAGATCGGTCAAGTCTTTTATATCGTTCTGTTGGCAAATATACTCCGCGCATCTATCCCAAGCAATAGAAGAAGTATCGATAATAACATTATCAAATTTTTCTTGGACTTCTTTCTTCTTCAATTCGCGGAAAGCTTCCTTCATGGTAGTCCAGTTAGGAATATCCAAAGCCATAATACCTGGCAAGGCATTATAACCTTTTTCAAAAGCGAGAAGAAGGGACTTAGGCCAACGTGTGGCAAGGCTAGTCTTCCCAGATTTGGGAAGACCATAAATCAATACAAACTTACCCTTTAAATCCCTACTGATTTTAGTAGGTTCAAGATTCATAAGATTAACCATATCTTACTCCTCCTTTAAAAACCACGATTTGTGACTTTCTTTTCAGGTGTGGGTGCGGCTGCGGCTGCGGCATTTGCCTTTGCGGACATTGCGGCCATAGCTCTATTAATCTCTTCTGCGGGATAAGCCGTTTCAAAATCATAAGGTGAGCTGGAACCAGAAGTAATTACATACTCTTTACGGGTGTTCTTGTACTCTCTAACCGGAGCTTCACCAAAAACATCCTCATTTGATGCTCTACGTACAATTTCCACTGTGGAACGTGCTTTACCATAAATTCTAACGGTATCACCAACATTCCAATTATCCCTAATGTGTGCGACAGCCTTGGCATCCTCAACTACAAACGGTACTACATCAATACGATCATTAAAACCAACGATAGCACCATTAATGATAAGTCTGCCAGTCGGAATTCCTTCTCTATCTGTTTCGTCTTTCATATTTGTGATATAAATTTCAGTTTCAAAAGACGCATCAGGAGTATAATCCCCATTAATCTTATTGAAGAAACTCGCCTGCATCGGATAATATGTTACATTCCTACCATCCGTGGTTGTGAAGGAATTTGATGTAATTCTACCGCCACCAATACGATAAGCATCTGCCGTAGACGCAGAACCACTCGCCGCGACAGAAATACCATTCTCCATCAAATCTTTCGCAGACTTATATGCGGGGTTATCTCCGCCTTTTGATGTTTTCTTATAAGCAAAAACTGTTACTTCCAGTTCCTCATGCTCTTCTTTTCCACCAAAAGTCTGATCGACCAAGAAAAACACCTTACCACTGATATAATCTCTACCATTGCGGTCCTGTCTCTCCTGGAGGTCAATCTCATTAAGAATTCCTGCTACATTTAATACATTTGTTGCCTGTTTCATATAATTTTTCTCCATTTTTATTTCAGTTTTTCACTTTATAATATTATTATATCACAGTTTTTCTCTTTTGTCAAGAAAAAGAGGCATATACATGCCTCTTTCCGCTTGATAGGTTAAATTAAATTATTCAGCCTGCTCTGCATCCGGGTCAAACGCCAGGCCAGCATCGGTGAGAGAGATGTACTTAACAGTAGCGGGCTTGCCCTCTGCATCTGT